GTTTTCGAACGGCTCGTGGACGATTGCAGCTGATCGCCCTGTGGCTGGCAGCGTTATCGAATTCGAGGCAATTGTTCGCTGCACGGGACAGAATGGGACTGATACGCAGACGTTTGCCGTTAGACTTGGCGGCGTAAGCGGCACCGTGATCGCTTCGACTGGTGCGCTAGATATCGGCAACGGTGAATTTGCCGTCATCAAGGGCAAGATTCAGATTCGCACCGCGGGCGGCAGCGGTACGCTTGTTGCACACTCTGAGGTTGGGCTGTCAACGGCAGGGCTTGGCCTTGTCGCGCTTGGCTCGACGGCCGTAGCGACTAATGCGTCTCTTGCTCTTGTGGTTACAGCTGATGCATCTAGCGCACATGCAGGCAACACTTCCGTCCTTCAAGAATTCCGCGCACGTATTGCGGCATAAGGAGAATCTTATGGAACCGAGATACAACATTATCATTTCTCTCCGTTCGGGCGTAGATCATAAACTGGATACTAACCGCTCGGGCAGTATCTGGTTCAATAAGGCTATTATATATGAATTTGAGGATGACTACGTCTTTCAGCTAGAGGCCGCCGATGGCGCTGAGTTTTTGGTTGACTTCCCCCTGGATACAGAATTCCGTGCCGTGTTGCGTTTCCCAATGGCTGATGTTCTTGGCCTTTTGTATCGAGACACCCCAATGGACCCTGCGCTTTGGGCACAGTATCTGACGATGCTTGATCCGTCGGCGGAGCCGCAGGTATGATGCACATAACTCAAATACTAGAGCTTTGCTCAAACGGCAGAGCGATGCAGCTCGGTGGGAAAGTCTCTGCCGTTTCAGTTACGGCGCAGAATACTTTCTCGACCGCTGTCGCGCTTCGGGGGAAGTTCAACGTTTCTGCTAGCGGCTTCGGCACTGCGACAGTTTCTCTTCAACGCACATTTGACGGCTCTACCTGGAAGACTCGTAAGACCTACACGGCTGACGTTGAGGAAGTCCTAGAAGAGCCTGAAGCTGGCGTCCAGTATCGAATTGGCGTAGCAACCGGAGCATATACGTCTGGTACCTTACTGCTGAGGATTTCACAATGAACGCACTTTCAGTTTCCTGGAAAACATCATTTGCAGGCATTCTAGTCGCGCTGGGAACTCCTATGGCGACGGCTGGAGAAGGCTGGGTTCAGGCTTTTGGTTCAGCTCTTGTCATGCTCGGCTCTGTAATGCTCGGCGTCAGTGCCAGAGATGCAGATAAGAGCAGCCAAGACCAGAATGTACGGTAGCGGCGCATGGAATGGCAATTTCTAGCAGACTTCATTCAAGCTGTTGGCGCTCCAGTCGCGGTGCTTATGATCTTCATGTATTGGGCCTACCGTCGTGATATTTCACAGAATGAGAAAAATGAGGCGCGAGAAAATGTTCTGATGCAACAGGCTAGGGAGCACTCTCTTCGGCTTGAGAAAAAAGAGGATTTTATGTCCGCACAAATAGCTGAGCTTCAAACTCTCTATCGTACGGAGCTAGTTCAGCTTATCAGAGAGAACACCAGAGCCTTTGAGAAGTTTGCAAAAGCCCTGGAAAGGGCTAGCCATGGCGGAGCGATTGTGAATGTTAGCGGGAGTCTTGGGGATGATTAATAATTTATGCAGGGTGCATAAATAATATAAGGAACACTAACCATGTCTGGAGCAATGAATTCTGAGAATATGCTGGAAGTCGCAGCTGTCTTGGAAGAGAAATCCAGGAAGTACCAGATTCAAAAGCTGCAGGATAATCATCGAGAGATCCTGCGGTTAGCGGCCATTGGTCATAAGCCCGGTGAGATTGCGCAGATGATGGGGATGACGCAGCTCATGATTAGTAATGTCCTTGGCAGTGAGTTGGGCAAGGCTCACTTGAGTGAGCTGCATGAAACTAGGGATGATATTTTTCTCAAAACTGCGAAAGAGCTTGAGGACTTGCTCCCTAAGGCTACGGCTGTCTTTCACGAGATTCTCTCCAAAGAAGTCGCTACTAATCCTATGCAACGTCATAGGGTTGCAGAGAGCCTTCTGGATCGTGTTGGTTTCGGAAAGCACACGAAAGTCGAGCAGACTAGCACGAACACTAGCCTTGACCTGACGGAGCTTGCTCGCATCAGGGAAAAGGCGAAAGAGCGTCGTGCGGCTGAGTCGGTTAACGTCAGTAAAGCTCTCGGGGAGGCAGCGGGATGAACGGCTTCTGGGTGAATAAGAAAACTGGCCTGCTTTATGAGGATGGTAATCCTGTCAAGCAGGTCATCGCCGCAGACATGGGCGGAGAGATCACGCCGCAGCTTCTCGTCATGCATTATACTGCAAGCGGTAGCGCCGAGGGCTCTATTAAGCATCTGACCCTGAAGGATGCCGTTTATGTCAGCGCACATCTTTGCATTGACGCAAATGGTAACATAACGCAAATGGTCCCGTTTAATCGCAAAGCGTATCATGCTGGCGTTTCAAATTACATGGGCCGGACTAACTGCAATGACTTTAGTATCGGCATTGAAATGGTCAATTGGGGCTTCTGCGGTGCAGAGGGCGCTCCGAGAACATGGACTGGGCAGCAGCTAGAAGTCACTCGCTGCATGCAGAGCAAGCATAAGAACGGCGGTCCGCTTGGCTGGTGGGAGAAGTACACTGGAGTGCAGGTACAGGTCTGCACTGAGGTTGCAGCGGCGCTTCATGTTGCCTATAACCTGAGTGACATTGTTGGTCACGATGACATCTCTCCGGGCCGCAAGCAAGATCCAGGTCCGGCATTTCCTACAGCTGAATTTTATGCTTCCGTGCTAGCTGCCGTTGAGACTTCCAAGGCTCCTGTTGAAGCTCCGACTTTTGAGTCCGGCGTACTTGCAACCTTGGCCGAATTTGAAACACGTCTTAAGAGGCTTGAAAATGCCTAGAATCCCCATAGAAACACTTGGCGCCGGTCAAGGCATCTCACCTGAGCTTCGCGAAGAGCTTATGGTGCAATGGATGTCTGATCCTAAGACCGCTGCGTATGAGCTGTTCGGGGATATTTTTGACGTGCCGTTTTCTACCATCCATGATCAGATTATAGATCTGTTTTTTGACTACACTAAACAGAAAAAGCTAGTCCTTGCTCCTCGTGGGCTTGGAAAGACTACTCTCTTGCGCTTTCGCCTAATGATGGATATCATCTTCGCAAACAAGCGTTTTATTGTCTACGTCAGTGCCAGCGAGACCTTGGCAGAGATGCAGACTGAAAATATGAAACGAGATCTTCTGACAAACAAGATCATCAAGAAATTCTGCGGTAACGTCAAGAATGACTCTTACGACTATGAGGTTAGTAAGAGCGCAGAGATAGACGAATCGTTTTCAAAGAAGGCCTGGGTAGCTTTTGGTCATACGCTGATTCTTCCTCGCGGCTGTGATCAGCAGATTCGTGGTCTTAACTGGAATAACTTCCGCCCAGACCTGGTAGCTCTTGACGACCCTGAGAAGCCGAAAGAGCTTCCTAATGAAGAGCAGAGAAAGAAGACCAAGAAGTGGTTTCTGGGTGACGTTACAGAATGCGTTAATCGGATGCGGAAGGATTGGGAGATTCTCTATGTAGACACTCTCAAGCATCACGACGCACTTCCTGTTCACTTGCAGAAAATGGATAGCTGGGATTGTCATACTTTCTCTATCTGTGATGAGAATCTTAACAGTCTTATTCCGCAGCTTATGTCCACAGAGGAAATTAAAGAGAAATACAATGAGTATCTTCTCGACGGCTCCTTGGACGTTTTCTATCGCGAATATATGAATAAGACCATGCCGCCTGAGATTGCTAGCTTTCGAGCTGAGCATTTTAACTTCTACAATGAATCAGATGGTCGCCTGTTCCAGGCCAGTGGTATGGCTATCCCCGACAGAGTCAACCTTGAGCGCCTTGAGACTGTGATTCTAATCGACCCAGCTAAGACTGTTACTCCGCAGAGTGACTTCTCCGCAATGGTCGTAATCGGGATTGATCTTGAAAATCGTCGCTTGTTTGTCAGAGACATTGTCAATGAGCGTATGTACCCAGATGAGCTTTATGACAAGTTCTTTGAGCTGGTTGATCAGTATGGAGTAAAGGTCTTTGGTATTGAGCTGAATAGCCTCAATGAATTCATAGACTATCCCCTTCAAACTGAGATTGCTGTTCGCGGCTATAATTTTCTTGATCGCATAGTGCTTAAGCCGAAGATGAAAAAAGAGGATAGGATCAAAACGCTGGTCCCGTATTATCGCCGTGGTTATGTGTTTCATAACAAGAACACCTGTGCGCCGCTTGAAATGCAGCTCATGGACTTTCCGTCCTCTCAGTACGACGACGTAGCTGACGCGTTTGCATATATCACACAGATGTTGTCAGAGGGCAATCGTTTGTTTCTTCCGGCGCCCAGTGAAAAGGGCACTGACATTGAGCATACCGACGAAGATGAGTACGCAGGAATCTACGACGAACCAGCACTTGACATTGAATGTCGTCTGGTAGAGGTATAACATGGCACTCTTAGTACAAGGCGCAGTTAATAGAGCACGACAGATTCGTGCTAATATCGGCAAGAAGGATCATAAGTATAAATATCCTGTTGTCGAGAATAGCCGCATTAACTGGCATCCGGACACCGAGCTGCATCAGAATACCATTACTCGTTTGCTTGAAAATGGCTATGTTTCTCGTAACGCAATGTCAGGCAGATATCCTTCTTGGAAAAAGATAGACCATAGTCAAACTGCTTTTTGTCCGCCGGATACTGAGAATAACGAAGTCAAGCTGGTTATCCCAACCAGTTTCAGTATTCGCGAGAGCCTCTTGACGCAGTTTGTCTATGGCCTGATGACTGACACTTTCTTCCCCCTTGAGGGTATTGGACCGGAAGATGAGCTTGGGGCCATCTTGCTGGAGCGGCATATCCAGCAGCAGATGGAATATACCAGCGCAGAGCTGCCGTTGCACACGGCGGTCAAAGATGGCCTTACCTACGGTCTAGGTGTTATTGCGCCTATGTATCATAGGAAGTACGGCAATAAGCTGGTATTTGAAGACCTAACGGCTGATAGCCTTCTTGGTCCGACTAAGATGGGCCAGCGTAGGTCTGTAGAGCGTGCTCTTACCTGGGAGGGGCATGAGCTTATAAATGTTGATCCGTATCATTATCTTCCCGATCCTGGAGCGCCCGGACATAATATTCAAAAAGGCTCTTTTGTCGGCTGGATAGATACCACTAGCCGCATTGAGCTCCTGGATCGTGAGCATAATTCTGACGGACAGTTTTTCAACGCGCAATACCTGGACTATGCAAAGAGCCGCTCAGCGCTGATGGAAGATAACAGCGGTCGATATGAAGCAACGGGTGGAACTGCTCCAAGCGATTCACATTATACAGAGGCTAACTTCCCTGTTGATGTGATGTACATGTACGTCAAGCTTATCCCTAAAGAGTGGGGACTTCCTGGCGGTGACAGATATCCTGAAATCTGGACCTTTGCAGTAGCCAACGATTCTGTGATTATCATGGGGCAGCCCCTGGGCCTTGCGCATGAGCTGTTCCCTGTTGTAGTCTTTGCTCCTGATTTTGACGGCTATTCTATGGCACCCATTTCTCGTATGGAGCTCTTGTACCCGTCTCAGATCAGAGTAGATAAGCTAATTTCTTCTCATTTTTCCAACATTGATCGGACGTTGCATAATACTTATCTCATTGATCCGTTCCGTGTAAACATCAATGATGCTATTAAAATGATGAGTTCTGCTGGCGGCCTTATTCGTACGCGTCGTAGCACTTGGGGACAAGGTGTTGCAGGTGCTATGGAGCAGATGAAAACCTCAGATATTACTCGCGGTAACGTTGTAGACAGCCAGTATATGATGAAAATCATGGAGTATGTCGGGAATGGTGGTGGTGGCACGCAGGGGGCATTTGATCCTGATGCTCCTGAGCGGCGTACTGCGAAGGAGTTTAGTGAGACTCGTGACTCATCCATGGGCCGTACAAATAAGACTATTCGCATGGCGTATGCGATGGCAATGCGACCGCTGGCTAGGATGCTTGCAAGTCAGACTATTCAGCTCGCAAGTCAGGCGTCGTGGGTAAAGATCAATGGTGGAGCACAGCAAAAGCTGATAGAGCTTGGCTATGGTGATCTGATTCAGCGGGGTCGCGTAAACATTAGCCCGGCAGATATGAACGTGAATTATGACGTCCAAAGCAGCTTTGATAAAGTTCCGGCGCATAATAATCCTGATGCCATCCTTAAGGCTATGGAGCTTGCAGGTGGTAATCCAATCTTGGCCAGCAGGGTAGACTTTCTGAAGCTCTTTCTCACGGTCATGTATCGTGCTGGAGAAGTCAACGCGGAGCGTTTTGTAATTCAAGAGGCCTCGCCGGAAGCTATTGCTGGAATGGTTGCTGGAAACCCAGAAGGAGCTATTCCTCTTGCTTAAAGATGATGCTTTTAAGCTGGCCCTGGTAGACGGGAAGCTAAAGTTTAGAGCTAGCGCTAGCTCTCACAGAGAGTTCATGCGTTCGCCTATATATAGTGACTTCTCCATATTCATGGAGCTGTGTATAACCAGCGGCAGGGATAGCCTTGAGTTCCAGGGTGAGAATGTAGAATTCACCAGAGGTCAGCTAGATGGATTTCGTAAGGCATTGGGAGCCTTTCAGGTAATGGCGGAAAGTCTTGAACAAGAGGAGAATGAAGATGGATCAGGAAACTAGGGAACTCATGTCAGCGTTTGACCCCTCTTATGAGTCAGACGTGGCGGATAACCAAGAGCAGGAAGTTGAGTCTCCTGCCGCTGAAATCGCAGAGCCTGTATCGGAAGATCCTGTTGTAGAGGATCAAGCCGAAGGTTCTGAGGAAGAAGTCAGTGAGGTAGAGGCGCTTAAGCGGCAGCTGGCAGATATGGCAAAGGTAGTCAGCCAGTTGCAGTTGCAGAAAGCGCCGGAGGAAGGTGCGCCGAAAGCTGCGGAGATCAAGCCGGTAGAGTTTTTCAAGAGCGAAGATGAGTTTAACGAGACGTTTGCTTCTGTTGAGAGCGCAAATGCGTTTGCAAACAACGTAATGAAGCAGGCTGTTGCGGTTGCTCGGGAACAGCTTTTGCAGGAACTCCCTGGGGTAGTCAAGCCGATCATTAATGATCGTGCCCGCAAGCAGGCAATGGTAGCACAGTTTTTTGACTCAAATCGTGACCTTCGTGATATGACTGATTTCATCCAGGCTACGGCAGTGAAGCTGAGCACGGAGAAGCCTGACATTACTTATGAGCAGCTGTTTATGCCAGCCGGAGAAGGGAAGCCCTCAATGCTAGAGGCGGCTGTTCGTCAGGCTTTGAAGCGCCCAAGGGATCTGAATGGTAAAGAGGCTACCTCCACGCCGGCGTTTGCTGGAAAGACTGGCGGCCGCTTGCCCGCTAAGGCTCAGGATGATTTTATGGCAGAAGTCATGAAGGATCTCATCGGAGACTAGGAATAAATAAAATATGCACAGCGCATATTTTATATACAACCCAACGGAGACTTAAGAAATGCAAAGCATTCCTGGATTTAATGCGGGTTCGCAGTACAATCCGTTGCAGCAGTTCATTGAGCAGTATCTTGCCCCTGCGGATACTGAGACTGCTGATATCGACGTAACTGCGACGATTGTGAAGGTTACCGTTCCTGGCAGCGGCACGGGCAAGGTTAAAATGCCTCATGCGCGAGATATTGCTGGCCGAATCATTACAATCATGGAGAATTCTGGTGGGGGCGGTGGTGGAGCTATTCAGGTTGTAAACCAGGCTGGAACGGACATTGTTGGAGATAACATTGCAGCTGCTGACGACCGTGTTGCTGTTTATAGTGACGGTCTGCATCTGTATGTTATCGCTGACGTAACGGTATAAGGAGAGATAACAATGGTTACAATCATCCCCGCGTCTCGTGGAGTACGTCATACTACCACGTGGGAAGCTAATAATCGTCCGCAGAATCCCCGTGAAGGGCTGACTTATCAGTATATCAACGGTGACCTGCCTCTGACGGCTATGCTTGGTATGATGAAAACGAAGAAGCCGAAAGACACGCGCTTCTCGCATTACACTAAGACGTTTCCGTGTCAGATTGCCGCTGTCACGGATGTGTACACTGACGCTGGTCTTAGCTCTGCGTATGCTGCGGGCTCTAACGCCATCGGTCTTCGTTTGTTTGTGAAGGTTGACAATACGCAGACTGACCGCTCGACGTTGGAGTTCCGCCCGAACCATGTAGTTATGCTCCGTAACTCTGCTGATCCTCGTGATGACACGCCGTGCGTTGTGCTTAGCGTGAGTGAGAATGGTGCTAACAGCTATATTGAAGTCAAGACGCTGAAGGCTACCACTACCACGACGACTGACCCGGCTGCGGCTAACCTTATCAAGGTAATCGGTAATGCGCAGGAACAAGGCTCGACCATCCCTGGCATTGTGAACTACAACTCGATTGAGCTGTATAACTACACTCAGATCTTCTGGACGCCCTATTCTGTCACGCGTACGCAGACTCAGACTGAGATTCTGACTGGTGACGTGCTGAAGGAAGAGCGCCGGGAGAAGAGCGAGATTCACGGCGTTGAGATGGAAAAAGCCTTCTGGTGGGGTGAGCGGTATAAGGAAACTGTCGACGGTAAGGAAAAGACCTATACGCAGGGCATTATTCCCATGATTCTGGAATACGCCGATGCGCATGTTTTTGATTACCGTTATGACACTGACTTTAGCGGTCAGACCTGGGAAGAGGGTGGCCTTGACTGGCTGACGGAAAAGCTGGAAATCGTAGGCCGTTACGGAAAGCCCACGCGTAGTGCTGCTCTCGGCTCTGTGGCGCGTATGTCTTTCACGAAGCTGGGCCTTGCTAATGCTTATATCTACATCGAGCCGGATACGGCTGAGTACGGTCTTGATATTGAGCGTTGGCGCTCTCCGAATGGTATGCGCTTGAATCTCATGACGCATCCTCTTTTCAGCCAGGATACGACCGACCGCTCCAGCATGGTTCTG